TTTCTTCTTGCTGGTCCAACATTTGGTGTTCTTAATTGTTCTTTATCAACTAAACTTCTAAATGAATTACCACTAAATTCTTTAGCACTTGCACTTGCAAAATAATTTGAAGTGAAAGATTTATCATCAAGTGATTCTGGTAAAGTATTTAAATTTGTGTTATCACTAAGTGGTAATCTAAATACTAAGTTATCATACATAGAAGATGTTGTATTACCATTGTATGCCTTTGGTGCTCTTACATGATTATCAAATACACTTTGTGATAATGGTTCACTCCATAATCTAAACTCCATCAACGAACCACTAAATCTTGTTGTATGGAATTTATCAGAACCACTTGCACCACCAATATATAAATCTCTATCTGCTACAAATGCAGTATTTATATTACTTGTGTTTGTAGTAATACTTGATGAGTTAGCATAAACTACTTCTTCTCTACTTGCATCATATTGTTTTGTAGTTAACTCATATGTAATATTTTGTGTAGCAGTATCTGCAGTTAAATCATTACCTGTTGCTAACTTTCTTGTTACCATCACACTCCACATCTCATCATTATAGAATGGTAACAATGATGATGTTATAAATGTATTTGCACTACTACCACTAATACTAAATTGTAATCTACCAAGATTATCTACTGCACCATTATCAGTTAATTCTATTGCCCACTTGTCTTCTGATTCAACAATTACTTGATTCTTTGATACAGGACTTCTGAATCTAAATTCAATTGTTTCTGGTTTGATTCCACTCGTACCATCATCTTTCCACTCCGTTAACAAATATTCATTTGATTTAAAATCTAACGCATATGTAAACTTTCTTTTTATTTCATAACTTACTCTATCATTTAAATCTGGTCCACCATATTCACGAACTCTTAATATTGAACTTGGTATACCATAACAATTTATTAAACCTTTCATTGCACGAATAGTACCTTTGTTCTTCATAAAGAATGGTAAGTTAGAAAGTATTCGTTTCCATATTTCTTCTGTTATTGCTTCACTCGGTGTTTCGTTTAATGCTGTACCACTTGAATCCTTTCCTAACAAGTATGTTGGTAGAATAACTAAATCATTCCCACTATTAACTTCAAATCCCATACTCTTAGCAACTTCTCTAACAATATCTTTTGAGATACCCTCTGATACTTTTGGTACTCTTTCATTGATATCTGTAAAGTGTCTTAAGTAACTCCAAGTTTCATCAAATTGTTCACCTACCATATCCATAAAATCTAAGAACACTTCGTTTTGTGTATCTTGATTTACATGAGCAGGTAATTGATTTACTAACCTATCCATGTTTGCTCTATCGTAATCACCTGAATAAGTCATCCAAGTATTCCACCACGATGTAAATACAGAACTCGATGTATGATAAAGTGTAGTTGCATTATGTTTTGGCCATGATGCATCATAGAACTCACCAATAGAACTTGATGCGTAACTTGATGAGACTGTATATAAATAATTTTCGTAAGGCCCAAATGAATTTATCACTTGTCTTTTCTTAGTATCAAAATCTGAAACTGCTGTTTCAGAACCACTTACATTTGCGATTGATAAAGATGCAGAAGTATATTTTTCTACTAACTCTATCTTTTTTCTAAAATTTCTTAATCTTGTTTCTGCAGAACTAAATTGTACAAAGTTACCAAAACCAAAATCTGTTTGAGAACCATCTGCTGAAAGTTTGTTTGTTCGTTTGTTATAATC